TGCTAACAACGCTCGTCAGATCGCAGATATGCAGCAGGCATTTGCGGCACAGACAGCTATGGGACAGGGTTTCAATGCTGTACAGGGTCAGCTTGCACAGTGTTGCTGTGATAACCGCCTTGCAACATGTCAGACCCAGAACATCGTACAGAATGAAGGCAATGCTACACGCTTTGCAGATGCGAACAATACTCGTGACCTTCTTACTGCTTTTAACAGCGGTATTCAGAGTATTAAGGACCAGCTTTGCGAGTATCGCAATGACCAGAAGGATGAGACTATTGCGAACCTCAGACAGGAGCTTATGTTCTCTCGTGGACAGGCTTCTCAGGTCGAGCAGACTGCTCAGCTTCTTGCCAATAACAATGCACAGACAGCACTGTTCCAGCAGGGTCTGAATAACGAAGTTGATGCTCTTTATACAAGGCTGAACAACTGCCCTGTACCGACTACACCTGTGTACGGTCGCACTCCGATCTTTACATGCCCTTCCAACAACTACGGATGTGGCTGTGGTTGCGGTGGAAGCGCATTCTAAAAGGTGAATGACATGGCAGAATATACTTATAATCCTATTCAGCTTGTAGAGCCTAATCAGAACGTTATTCTGAATGACAACATTCCTTGTAACCGTGGTTATGTTCTGCATCGTGAAGAATCTGGAATTGTTACTCTGCGTGGCATCGTAAACAATCCTGCGTGTTGCTTTGCAAGGTATCAGGTAACATTCAACGGCAATATTGCAGTGCCGGAAGACGGAACTGTCGGACCGATTGCAATTGCTCTTGCAATTGACGGAGAGCCGATTCTTACAAGCCGTGCGATTGTGACACCTGCAGCAGTTGACGAGTATTTCAATGTAACATCTACCGCAATCATTACAGTTCCGAGAGGATGCTGTTTCAATGTCGCAGTAGAGAATGTTTCCTTCGGTGCTACTGCATCTGATCCTGCAACTGCTATCAACGTTCAGAATGCAAATCTGACCGTTGCAAGGATTGCGTAAAGAGAGGTAAAGACGATGGGCGAAAAGATGTATAAACTGCGTGATCGCCTTGAAGAAGAGCTGGATAAAATCTTTGACCGTGGGAATCTGACGGCAGAGACTCTTACTCTTATCGACAAGATTACGCACAGCATGAAATCCATCGACACTATTTGTGCGATGGAAGAATACGGTGATGACGAAGATTACTCACGTGATGACGGATATTCAGGTCGTTACTCTTATGCTCGTGGACGTGGCAGAAATGCAAAGCGTGACAGCATGGGAAGATATGCCCGTGACAATGGTGGAAACATGGGGAACGGCAGTAACGGCAGTTCCTACGGACGTAGATATTACCGGGATGGACGTTCTTACGACCGTGGATATAGTGGAGACGATGACATGATGGATATGTTTAATGACATGATGAACAACGCTTCCGATCCCAAAGAACGTGAAGTAATTCAGAAAATGATGAATCAGTACGGCAGATAATATGCCGAAATAATGTATCAAAAATGTATCACAGAAACAAAACACCGCATGTTTATGCGGTGTTTTCGTATATGGCGCAGGAACAGGGATTTGATTTATACGGTTTTTAACGCTTTTTAGATTGCTATAAACCGCATATTTAAGCCTTTTTTGAACATTCCCAACTTTAGAGATTTTCAAAAGTGTATCACGAGTGTATCACGGGAGATAGTACGGTGTTCATTTTTTGTGCCATCTCATCGTCTGTTTTTTCCAAAAGATGAGTGTATGTTTCTAGCGTTTGTTCAATCTTAGAATGCCCTAGGTAATGACTGACTGCTACGATGTTGCAATCGTTTGCAATTGCATTGGTCGCAAAGGAATGTCTCAAGTCATGTATGCGGATTGTCTTCACCCCGGATGCCTTAATTCCCTTCGTGAAGTTCCGCTGCAGATTTGTTATCGGCAGGGATCTGTCACATCCGAAAACGAACGGTGCTTCTTCTGTACACTCCTCTACTAACGGCTTTACGAATTGAAGTACGTTCTCAGGCAGTTTAAGGGTTCTCTCAGACGATTCTGTCTTCAGATCGAAAAACCCTTCATCGAAATATTTTATTTGGTGGTAGACGTGTACAGTGCCTTTCTGAAGGTCGAAATCTTCAGCACGTAGTGCAAGTGCTTCACCTCTGCGAAGACCGGTGCAGTACATGAATGTAAAGATGTTCCTGTAATGACCTTCCGTGAACTGAATGAACTGATTGAATTCTTCTGGTGTCCATACTTCAAACTTTTCCTTCTTCTTTTCCCGCTTCAACTTCTTTAGAACTACTCCGTTATTTGGAATGCCGTAAAACTCATGCGCAAACTTAAATACGGATCTTACAACACCAATGCAGTAGTTCTTCGTGCTAACTGCGATGTCTTCGCTATTCGTTAAATCTGTCTGCCATTCCATCAGCATAGACTTTGTAATATCGCTAATCGGCAACTGACAGAAGTCAGACATGTACTTCTGCACTCGGCTTGTTTCCTGCTTCCTTGTACTTTCTTTCTTCGGATTCTTATATTGGATATACAGGTTATCCATATCCGTAAATGTTGCGCTGGTCGGCGCATCTTTTTCGTACTGTTCAACTTCCCATGCGAGTGCTTCCCGTTTAGTTGCAAATCCTCGTTTAAGGATCTGCTTTCCTTTTCCTGTTATTGCATCTTTCTGGAAGATTTTGACGTACCAACTGTTCCGTTGCTTGTCTTTGTATATCGGCATACTATTCTTCCTCGCTAATACCAAGCAATAAGTCTACGGCTTTGCGGATCTTTTCATCTGCCATCCAATAAGCTGTCAGAATGTCTACTGAGCGAAGGTCTTTCTTCCATTGTGCTTCGTCTGGTTCTTCGCTGGGATCGCTAGTCCATCCCATCAGATAGAACGCTGACGTTTGCAAGGCATTTGCAAACTGTTCGACTTTAGAACTCGACAGGTCTACTTTCCCTTTCTCAATTTTCGATATCATGCTTTTGTCAGAATACCCCATCTTTATTGCTAGTGCTTCCTGTGACATGCGCAATTCTTTTCTACGTTCTTTTATCCTTTCATAAAGCGTGTTTGTCATATTATTAACCTCTTTAACTCTCTATACACATCTTATAATCGCATGGACTTAAATTCAACAAAAAATTATTTTATAAAAAATTGTTGACTTTCGTTCTACATGGCATATAATGGACTTAGGTTGCATTAAATGCCACCTAGAAAGGAGCGGATGAGGATGGTTGATTCCTTAAAACTTGCTTACATGATTAAGAAAGCAGGTTACACCAACAGGGATTGCGCAGAAAAATTAGGCATTACTTTGCAGGGATTTCTGAATAAACTTAACAACAAATCCGAGTTTAAACATTCCGAGGTTTGTATCCTTGCACCTATGATCGGTGTATCCATCGAAGACCCAGTTTTTTTTCAGAAGAAGGTTGAATAAAATACCACCTTATGTATCGCTTCGTTGGCTCTTTTCGGTGCATTGGCATCGGAAGAACACCATAATATTTGTCATCTCAATACAGGACAATGAATTACAGTAGATAACAATACAGAACAGTGCATCGAAACGGGCTAACGAAGACAAACAAATAGATCGTCTCTAGCGAGTAGGGCAACAGACCAATCATTATTATTTCTCCCCATGAAGATGATTACTCCTTTAAAGCAATTCGTCATAGGCTCGATTGGCATACTCTTACTCATAAAAAATCCTGCATGAGATACTCGCTAACTACAACTGTTGTCCTACTTGCTGGGGATGATCGGAAGAAAGGAGAAAACGACATGAGACGAGTGAGAACAGACGAGCAGATTTATGCAAGCGGATATATCACGCTCACAGAAATCAAACGTCTGTACGGCATCGGCAACACGAATGCAAAAAGGGCATTCGAAGCAGCTTCCGAAATCGACAACGAATCATTCGGAGATCGCAGAATTTTCATCAACATGGTGAGATTGTCAAGTGTCCGCAAGGTACTTGGGATAGGCACTCAATCAGCAAAAAAGGCGGTCTGACCTGAGAAACCATACCGCCAAGATGGTTTGAATGAACCATCTCCATTATAGCAAAGGAGATTAAACATGAAAAAGGTAATTAAGTTTTTAACAGAACTGACAATCGGATTGTTGATCGTCACATTCGCAACGGCATGTTTCTTCGGAGCAGTATTGCAGGAAAGTTACAAACTGTCTCCGCTCACAGCGACAGAGGTACAGGAATATGGTGATTAGCCTCGTTGTCATGGCACTGTGTGTGTCGAATATCCTCACAATCTTTTATTTCACGCAGGTGTTCCATAACCTGGAAGACAACTTCGATGCCGTGAGCGAAAGATTCAAAGAGATGGACAAAGAACTGCTGAGAATCAGACGGGCAGTCGATACGCACACAGAAGCATTCCCAACTGCATTCGCTGAGATGGGTAAACTGAAGCACGAATACGAACGTCTCAGATGCTATGTGTACAACACTGTTCCGCAACACACAGAGGAAGAAGAGGATACCGAAGATGCCGTATAACTTCGATGCTCTTGCAGATGGGTATTACTCCAAGTACGATCCGCAGTTCTCAGACGATGATGACAGGGTTATCTGCGAGAAATGCGGTGACAGCGTAGACGTTTACGATGCAGAAGAAATTGACGGTCATTGGTACTGTCGGGAATGCATTGAGCAGTATGACATAAGACCGGAAGAAGAGGAAGAGGATTAGTTATGAAAAGAGAACAGGCAAATAGATCTATTCGTGATACAGCGAGCGAGTATGGTGTTTATCTCTATGAGGTTGCAATGCTGGAAGGTGTTTCTTACGACACATTCATGAGAAGAATGCGAAAAGAATTCAGCAATAAAGAGCAGAGCCGTATCTGCCAAGTCATTAAGGAGTACGCAAGAAAAAACAAAGAAGAAACAGACGATGCAATTATTCCCGACTTTGAAGTAGGCGAATACATCATTTATCGCAACGGTGAAACATATGAACTCGGAAGAGTCAAAAGTGTCTGTAAGGACGGATGCTTTGTCGCATACAACAATGGCGAAACAGGCGCAAAAACTCACTTTGAAGATATGCACAAGTTAATGAATGCATACACAATCAATTCCACAAACTTAGGCGGTGCGTTCTTTGAGGACAAGAAAAATGTATAGGGAACAGGGATGCACAACAAAACCTTATGAGGTTGAAGTAAAGCAGATAACTCCTGGAAAATACGGGCACGCAGAGGAAGCATGGTTTGGTTTTACAACTTACGAAGAAGCAGAAGATTTTGCAAAGAAAGCGTATGATTCAGCTTCTCCGTACATGGCTGTTAAAGTCAAAATTCATTGCAATCTTGAACGTGAGCGTGAACCGATTCTGAAGGAAGAGGAAGAAGAATGACCCTTTGGGTGGAAACCATTCCTACGTGGGCAACTAAACCATTCATCCTTGGAATTCATTACGCAAGGCGAATGCCAAACATACAGTACGCATACGGTCTGTTCTTAGACGGTCAGAATATAGGCATCGTTACATACGGTCAACCAGCTTCACCGTCTCTCTGCAAAGGAATCGCAGGGGATAAATGGAAGAACCATGTTGTCGAATTGAACAGGTTAGTAATTGACCCAGAATTCAACGGTCAGAACTATGCTTCGTACCTTGTGTCTCATAGCTTAAAACTATTGCCCAATGGAACATATGTTGTCTCTTACGCAGATTGGGGCGGTTGGGGGCATGTGGGGTACGTATATCAAGCAACTAATTGGTACTACTCAGGACTGACTAAAGAAAGAACAGACAAGTATTCAGAAGGGCATTCCAGGCATTACCTGAAGGATGAAAAGCGCAGGGTAAATCGGACTGCCAAGCACAGATATATATATATATATATCCGCTGACAGGAAATTGAAAAAACAGATGCTTAAAGATCTGAAATATCCGATTCTTCCGAATTATCCGAAAGGTAATTCAAGGCACTACGACACCAATAATCCGAAAGGAATTTTAGAACAATGAAACTCACACCAATTAAAACGAAAGTCAAATCCATACAGGAAGACATCGAAACCAACAGGAATCAGTTTATCGGTGGCTCAGATGCAGGTGCGGTACTCGGAATGAATCAGTACAAATCTTGTTATGCACTATGGCTTGAGAAAACCGGGAGAATGGATTCCGAAGTTGAGGATAACGATGCAATGCGTATCGGAAGAGACTTGGAAGACTATGTAGCAAAACGTTTCTGCGAGATGACAGGGAAGAAGGTTAAACGAGATCCTTACCGCTATTCGCTGAAAGAGTACCCGTACATAGTCGGTCATATTGACCGCAGAGTTGTCGGAGAAAATGCATTCCTGGAATGCAAAACGGCAAACAGTTATCAGAACAGCAAGTATTCGCAAGACATTATTCCAGACCATTACTATGCGCAGCTTACGCATTACATGGCTGTCACAGGGTTTGAGAAGGGATACATTGCGGTACTCGCATTCCCACATATCTATTGGTGGGAAATTATGCGCAACGAGGGCGATATTGAGGCCTTGGTGAGCGCTGAAGAAGAGTTTTGGGGAAATGTTCAGTCGGACAATCCACCTGCTCTGGATGGCTCTGAAAGCACGTCAGAAGCGATTGCAAAAGTGTATACCGCACAGGACTTCAAAGAGACAGGAACAGACATTGTTCCGCTTACAAACGAATACTTCAATCCTGCTACTTACTTCGAACTGAAACAGCAGATTGAAGAGATGAAGGAAATCGTAACAGCGCAGGAAAACCAAGTGAAAGCACTCATGGAGAACCATGAAAGAGCGATGGTGGATGACTGCATGATTACATGGACTTCCTATGAGCAGAGAAGGGTGGACAGCGCAAGGCTGAAGAAAGACCATCCTGACATTTACGAACAGTATTCCAAAGTATCCAAGGGCAGAAGATTCTCTGTCAAAAAGATAAAAGCAAAGGAGATTGAAAACTAAATATGGCAAATGCTAAAGAAACAGGACTTATCGCTAAGAAAGCGGAAGAAGTCAAAGCAAACACAGCAGAAGTGACTGCTACAACAGCTAAGGCAAAGAACCTTACATTCTCGGCATTCGTAAATACTCCTGCTGTTCAGAAAGCAATCATGAACACATTGCAGGACAGCGCAAGAGCGAAGACATTCTCGTCTTCTCTTATCTCAGCAGTAACAGTAAACCCGGATCTTCGGACATGTGACCCTGCTTCGGTTGTATCCGCTGCACTGCTCGGTGAATCTCTCGGTCTGTCTCCGTCTCCGCAGTTGGGGAACTACTACATTGTTCCGTTCAACGCAAAGGCAAAGGTCAACAATCAGGGAGAGGTAGTCGCACCTGCAAGACGTGTCGGAACTTTCCAGATTGGGTGGAAAGGTTACTATCAGTTGGCGATGAGATGCGGTGAATATAAGAAGATTGCAGCTGAACCTGTCAAAGAAGGGGAACTTATTTCATGGAATCCTCTGACAGAAGAAATTGTTCTGAATCCGATTACAGACCCTCTGAAGAGAGAATCCGCAAAGACCATCGGATACTATGCATACTTCGAACTGCTCAACGGTTTCCGCAAAGAAATGTATTGGAGTAAGGAAAAGATGGAACAGCATGCAATGCGTTACTCGCAGGGATACCGTGCAAAGAAGGGTTACACATTCTGGGAAAAAGATTTCGATGGCATGGGGATTAAGACAATGTACCGCCAGCTGATTTCCAAGTACGGAGTAATGAGCATTGAAATGCAGAAAGCATTCACTTCCGATATGACAGCAAATACTTCTCTCGATGGTTCTGCATCTGCTGAATACGTTGACAGTGATGACGTATTCGAAGTCGAAGCGGTGGAAGTCGAATGAGTAAACCGCTCATTCTTGGCATAGATCCCGGCAATAAAGAAACAGGATATGCGCTTGTAGACGGTGAAACGCTCAAGCCTATCCTGTTCGGCAAGATGGATAACTATGCTCTTCTGGATGAACTGACAGATATCTTCGAAGTGTATAACGACTACGAAATACATATTGCAATGGAGAACTTTAGAAACTACGGAATGAGCGTGGGGCAGACAGTTTTCGATAGTTGCATATGGTTAGGGCGGCTATGGCAACACTGCCGTGAATATAACAAGCATGGGAAGACACCTATTGTTCGAATGCAGTACGTATACAGGGCAGAAGAGAAAATGTGTATCTGTCATTCCATGAAAGCCACCGATGCGACCATTAAGCAAGCGCTAGTTGATAGGTTTGCACCGAATGAAACGAATCATGGCAAGGGTACTAAAAAGAATCCTGGATTCTTCTATAAGTTCCGGGCAGATGCATGGACTGGGTTTGCTTTGTGCGTGACATATCACGATCTTTACATGAACGGAGAAAAGCAATAATGGCAATTTGCAAATACTGCGGTGAGCAGATTGAGTTTATAACAACACCGACACGGAGAATGATTCCTGTCGAAAAAAATCCTGTGTACTTTCACAAAGTCGAATCGCACTCCGAAGCATACGAACGTTTTTATCTCGACAATGGCGAACTTGTCTACGGACGTGCATTGAAGCCTTTGGATTTTCAGAAGACAAGGGGATGGATACCGCACAGATTCCGTTGCGAGAATTGGAAATACTGCAATACAAAGGGAAAGGGAAAAACTAAGAAATGAATATCGGAATTTATACAGGCAAACTGTCGAATACACCTGAAGTTAAGACAGCAAAGTCTGGCACAAAATACTGTAACTTCTCTATTTCTCAGAGAAAGGCATACAGAAGCAAGAACGATGAACCGGGGAAAACGCAGTACGAATTTGTTAACTTCGTAGCGTTTGGCGGTGTTGCGGATTATCTCGGCAAACATGGACACAAGGGGGACTTTGTAAACGTCAATGCCACCGCTTCTCAGAATGTCATGGAGATCAACGGTAAAAAGTATTACAGCACAAAGTTAACTGCTACTCTTGTCGAAATAATCTTCAGCGCAGACCATGCAGAAAATGCACCGAATGCAGCGCAGGAATATGACGGAGTGAACTTCGATGACGTTGACACATCCGACATCGACCCGGACGCACTGCCGTTCTGAGATAGCATGCTCGTTATTTACAGGGCAGGGTAAATCAGTGCATAGGAAGGAAGAAAAATATGGCAGACAAAATTATTATTGCGAATGCAGATTCATTGGATCTGAGAACTATTATCGGAGAGATGTCAGAACTTGATATTGCGAGTGCGCTTATCCGTGAGGATGACGAAGACAATATTTGCCTTAACACTTTGTTAAACGTTCTGTTCGAATACGACCCTTCAAGGTTTTATCCGTTCTTGTCTAAAAGAGGATACGTGAAATAACAATGCCAAGTAAAGGATTCATCACCATTGACAGGTGCATCGAAGATTGGCGGTGGTGGGGAAATCCAACCGCAATGTCTTTATGGCTTTATATCTTGGTTAAAGCTAATTGGAAAGATGGCTGGTGGAAGGGTGGCAATGAGCCTATTAACAGGGGTGAATTTGTCACCTCGCAGCTGAAAATATCTGAAGAATTAGGTTTGAACAGAAGGACAGTCAGTAGGTATCTGAAAGAGTTTGAAAAAGACAATCAGATTAGGCTCGAAGTGAACAACTCAAGAACCAAAATAATCGTGATAAATTACGCAAAATTTCAAGATTTATCAGAAGACGATGCACAACCGACTGCACAACTCAATGCACAACAGAGTACACAACCTAGTACACAACAGGATGCACAACCGACTGCACACAATAGAACCATTAAACCATTAAACCAAGAAACAATTATTAAAAAGAAAGAAGATATCTCTAACGAGATATCTAAGAAAGAAAAACAGAAATTCGTTCCACCTACTGTCGAAGAAGTACAGGCTTACTGCGATGAAAGACATAACTTTGTAGACCCGGAGATGTTTGTAGACCATTACACAGCAAATGGATGGGTACAAGGCAAAGGGAAGCCTATCAAGGATTGGAAAGCTGCGGTACGAACGTGGGAGAAGAACGATCAAGCACAACGGAATGTCAAACAGCCTAAACGCAAAAGCCTGTTTGAAGATCTTCCGTTCTAGGAGAGAACATGGAAAGAGAAGAAATCAGACAGATTCTGACGGTACTGCGGACTGCATACCCTCAGAGTTTCATAAATCACACGAAAGAATCAGCTACTCTGCTGATGGATCTGTGGTATCAGATTTTCAAAAACACACCTGCTCCGCTTGTCACTATGGCGGTGTACAACATCATCGCTCATGACAGCAGAGACTTTGCACCGAATCCAGGGCAGGTAAACAATCGCATCAAGGATCTCATCACCGATGCACCAGAGTCAGCTGCGGAGACAGCATGGAAACAACTGAAGGGCGCAGCACGGTCTGTCAGGCGGTATGAGGGCTATTGCGCAGAGGATGCAGAGCATAACAGGAAAGTATACGAAAACCTTCCAGACCTGCTCAGAACGCTCTACACGATGTCTGACATATACCGCTTGGCAGATATGCCCAGCAAGGATCTGGAATCGTTCGAAAAGCCGAGATTCTTGAAGACATACGGCGCACTCAGAGAAACGGAAGTTAAGACCGCAATGTCAACAGGCAACTTCGGTGCTATCGCAAGCAAGGACAAGATGCTTGCCTTGGGATTCGAACCCGAACAGGTGTTGATGATTGCGACAGGGGAAATGCAGAATGTCTGACGGGAACACATACGGAGACAGCACCGTTCTTCCGTTTCCGATAGGAGCAGGATACAGAGACAAACCTTTGTCTAACTGCAATGTCAACGTAGGCACGGACGAGAACCCTGTCTATCACGAATGCAGAACATATCCTGCATTCCCTTGGGCATTGTGCGAGTTTAACCAGCACGGAGACGGACACGATTCAGAGTTTATCCCTGTTACGGAAGAAGCAGACGATCACAGCAGAGACAATCCGAAGAAGTTCTGGGATCTCTGCCAAGCCACAGGAGCAGTACCGAATCCGATACATGCAAGACCGATACCAGGGAAGATGGATTACGAGCAATAACAGAAGGGAGAAGATAACACATGGCAGAAGGAATGTATCACGTCATGGATAACTACTACATCGGTGTAGACTCCATGAACTACACAGTGGTTGAAGAAAAATGGAATAGCAAGAAGAAAGAATTCTATATGGACACCCTCACATATCACGGAGATTTGCAGTCTGCGCTTAAAAGTTTGCACAGAATCGCCGTACAGGACTCTCTCAGCGGTTCTGAGGGCGAATTAGTGGATGCGATGAACATTTACTCATCCGTAACAGAAAAACTCTGTACGGCTCTGAAAAAGGCTCTTCCGCTCATTCCGACAAAAACAGGTGAAGACGATGCCTAGATTCTATGTCAGAAATGAATCCGCACCAGAGGACAAGCAGTGGAATATCTACTCGACAATCGTAGATAACTTCCTGTTTGACGAATGGCTTTCCTTTCCTGAACTTGTCGGAGAAGTTGTAGACGAGTTGGTGCAGGACAAAATAAAAGATCTCATGTCTTTGCTGACAGACAATCCGAGGGTGAACACAATGTCGTATGCAGAAGCGTGCCAGGAAATCGAGTACATGCGAATCATGAGCGAAGAGGAAGAAGACGATGCCGAGGATTAACGGCTTAACGCATGAGATGAAGCTGGCAAACGATGCGGTAGTCGGTACATACGCATGGATTGAGCAGCAGGGGTTATCCCCGGTCATCATGCAGAGAATCAAAGTGATTGCAAATCAATCTTTGCGATTAGGAATGATGATGACAATCACAAAACAGAATACGTTTAAAAAAGGACTTGAAGAGGAGTTGAAAGAAGAAGATGAACTGTGTGGATAAATCTGCAATTCCGATTGAGGTTATAGATGGAATGATTGCAGAACTGAAGCAGGAAAAAGATGATTGCAATCGCATTATTACGCACTCCATTACCGCATTG